AAAAAAATCAAAGCATCAAATTAGCAAAGAACAGCCGTTAAGCTTTGCAGTTGATGTTTTGCCTTATCCAATTAAGTGGGATGATAAACATGGACATGAAGATTTTGCCCGTGCTGTAAAAGCTACTGCTGAACATTACAAAAATTAGGGAATGTATGAAAGAAACGATTAAATCAATTGAAAAATTATTGATAGATATAGAGAATCTTGATTTTGAAGATCTAAATATAGAAGAGAAAAAATATATGTGTTTAGAATTAAATCGGCAATTTAATTTCGTAAAATCACGCTTTGAAAAAGAACAGCATATTATTAATTGCCATCTTGGATTTTGTGACTTTAGTAGTAATTTAATCTGTGAGGCATTGGAATTTAAACGCATACTCAAATATTTTTCTTATGCAAGAAGAGCAAAAGGAAAATTTACATTTCCTAACCGCGATTGTGGCTGCGGCAAAAGAAAAGATAAAAAGGGGTGGTTTTAATTTACTACTGAACCAGATTGGAAAAAAGAGCAAATGCAGAAGGATATTGAGGAGTTTAAGAGGAAATTTACTTCCTAGATCGCCATAACCAAACACCAGTAATCGCCAATGTAATTCCAGCAACCCAAAAGCTTAAATAATAAATTACCCAAAGCCCAACAATTATAATTAAAGGCAGAAAATAACGCCATGTTTTCTCAAGTCCTAGTCTATCCCATTCTGGCTGCGTAATTACATTGACAAGGAAAGCCTTGGCAGCAGCTAAGAACCTTTTTGTAAGCGATTCCACTTCTACTTTGTCAATTACTATTTGATCGGGCGTTTCTTTAATTGGGGATTTCATAAATTTTTTTAAATAAGTTCAAAATGCGGTCGGTCAGAAAAGCTTTTAAAATCACCACCCCAAACAATCTTAATTTTGTAATGTTCAGCAGTAGCTTTTACAGCACGGGCAAAATCTTCATGTCCATGTTTATCATCCCACTTAATTGGATAAGGCAAAACATCAACTGCAAAGCTTAAAGGCTGTTCTTTGCTGATTTGATGCTTTGATTTCTTTATGATGCCGTCAAGCTTAGAAAACCCGCCCGCAAACGCTTTTTGCTGCTCTTCCAAAGTTCTTGCGCCGCAGATTATAACGCAATCGCGAAGCTTGATTATGTCGTTAAATATTTTTTGAAGATCCGGATGGCAGGTTGCTAATTTTGCGGCAGATGCTTTGCTAAATTTTGGCATATTATTCGTTACAATTATCAAATTCTTTACAATCAAATTGCTCTTTATGAGTTAGGCTATCAAAGCATTTATTGCAAACAAATTTACAATTAGCAATTACCGCATTTTCTTGATCGGTGGAATATTGGTTTCCTTCAATAAAATATTCCATGTGCGCGCCATAACACAAATCTTTACTCGGCTCGCTTTTTGGTGAGTTTTTGCACGAGTTTAGCGCGCTCATCATCAGTAAGCTTGCGAGCATCATCGACATATTTGTTTTTTTCCTGAACTTGTTTAGCTGCTTCTTCATTTTCCAATATTTCAATTGATTTTTTACCTTTTACATAAGCCAAAGCGGTAAATATTGCGCTAAGAATCAGTAGAATTTGATTTATCATATTTTGTAAATTTATCAGCAATAGTTCCAAAAAGTAAAGCAGTTCCCGAATAAATTAAACTATCAAAAGAATCATCTATATTTGAGAAATTTACGAGCAAAGTATCAAAATGAATTGCCGCATAAATATTTAAAGCAATTTTTCCAAGAAGTCCAGTCCCAATAAGAGTAACACCGATCACCCGTTTGAGACTAAGCTTGCCGCTTCTTTCGCAAAGTATTGATAGTTTACTTTTTTTCATCAATTCGTTTATTAATATTTTTTATTTCAACATTAAAGAGCTCTTTGACATTCGTGTAGCCATCATCAATAGTTTTAATTAATGTTGCTTCTAATTTATCCATTCGCTCATAAACAGAATTAGTAACATTTTTAAAATCATGCCGCACGATTGCGTTTTTGTGTTCGGCTTCTTTTAATATAATTACGTCTTGCTCAACTTTTTTAAAAGTTAAGTTCCAAAAAGTTTTAGCTACAACCACAAAAATAAAATTTACAAAACCAAATATAAAAGAAATTAATCCAGCTATTTTATAAAAAGAATCTAAATCCATACATTATTTTGAATCTTCTTCTTTTTGGATTTTTCTAATGTAAGAAACTATTCCAACAAAAAGGTCTTTTAATAACATACTCTCGCCAATACTTTCTCCAGTAATTGGATCAATCAATTCAAAAGTCTCGGAATCAATTTGTGAGAGACTTATCATTTTATCAAGATTGTTTGAGTAGCCTTGAATAATATTAGTGTCACCTTCGGAGTCAACAATGGCTTCGACTTCGCTAATCGTCAATCTGACTCTTTCAGATTCGGAAATTCCGTATCGTATGATGATTTCTTGACCTCTGATAAATGGTTTTCCTAAAGTTGTGTTGTAATTTCTGTTAGTCATTTTGTTCCTTGTTTTTTTAGTTAGTTAATTAATTAGAATGATTGGTAGCCTTGAGCATTAAAATAAACAGCGCCTGTGGCTGAAGCTGTTAAAAGAGCCACATTTAATTGCGTTGCGGCTGCGCCTTTTAATGGCGTTGGGAATTCTATATGCGTCAATGGCAGTCCAGCTAGCGGGATTTTTGTTCTAAAAATAACAGTGGCACCTTCTTTAATTACTAATTCCGTTGCCGTTGCCAATGCTTCTGACATAATACTTATTGAAGTTATGTAGTTCCTAATGTTGGCAGCACCTGCGGTTTTAATTGCTACGTCTGCAGTATTTACAATACCACCAGCTGCCGCTGCATATTGCCAATCGTTTTCTGCTGTTCCGTAAAGTTTTACTACTTGTTGACCAGCAGTAGTCATAAACGCATCACAAGCATCGTTTTGGATTAAAGTTGTGTCCAAAGTTGTACTAACACGACCACCAATTCTAACGGGATTTCCTGTCGAAGGAGAAGAATGCGCTGTTTGACCTGCTGTTATTGATGTTTGGACTGTCGAAGGAATAGCAACTGGTGCCACATTGGCTAAACTTTGAGGCTTAGTATTATATGAGCTGACAGGGGTGGCCGAGTAATTTTCAACAGAAATTGTTCCGACTGTTAAAGTCGTACTTGATGCCGGGGCTACTGAACCATTTAAAACTCTAATTTGAAAATAAAGATTTGTAAATTCATCTGGTAAATTAATAACGCGAGAACCGCGTTGAGTAATTGATGTAACTGCACTTGAAGCAACCAGTTGATCTGCGATCCAAGCGTTGCCATCTTCATTTCCCATGACTAGCATCGTTCCCGGAGCTGAAGTGCTGTTAAGTGTAACAGTGCTATCTCCTGAATTCCAACCTTTTCTTTGCGAATCGTAAAGCCCATTAGTGGCAACTGTGCCGCTGTAAGCAGCGTGATAATAATTCCAGCCAAACAAAGAAACAGTTCCGGATGATATGGTAAAACCAGAAACTGTAAATGTCACATTGTTGCCCGAAACTGAAGCGATTGCATAGCGGTTGGGAATCCCAGCTAATCCCCCTGATAATTTCCCCACATACATCGATTGACCGATATTTTCCGAGGTAAATGGATTATTTGGAATTGTTACAGTAAGTGAAGTTGCACTTGATGCGACAGCTACTAAATCATCTCCGATGACATCTACTAACTCAAAGAAAAATGTTTGATTGGCAATTCTTTGAGAAAGAATTGTTTGGATTCTACTGATTAAATTTCCGACAAAATTAGTTTTTGAACGTAGAATTGTTTCCGAATTAACTGTAGTTCCTGTTGTTACAACTAAGTTCCCTGAAGATTGCGCTACTGTTTGACCCGCACCAACACGGATTGCTTCAAAAACTTCACTATCAATCCCACTTAGTGTTTTTGCAAAACTTGTACGAAATAAATTTTGTTGTGCAGGTGTTACAATAACACCCTCGCTATTTCGAGCCGCTGGTACTGAAGAAGTTTGATCTGAAGAAATAACAACCGGAGATGAATTGGCTGAGGTTTCTTGACCAGTTTTTGCTTTTTGTGAAGGCGTTGGAATAACTTTTGAAAGACTTTCTGCATTGATGACGAGCGGAATATTTGTAATTCCAGCGTTGTTTTCAAGTAAAGAAATCTGCGCTGGATAGCTAAATTGCAAGTCCAATCCGTTTATGCTTAAAAAATCACCCTCTCCAACTTGGTCAAAAACTCTTGCAACTCCAGCTTCTCCAGTTCCCTCGACATCTAAGATTTGGCTTTGAATTTTTGAGGTTGAAAAAACAGAATCAGCAGAATCAAGCAATAAAAAGTTGTAAGTTCCAGCCGGGAGATCAAAAGAAGCGTTGGCAATTGTCGCTGTGATCGCGCTGCCATTATTTGTAAGATTCGCGAAGGTTTCACTTGCTGCAATTCCTCGGTCGATTACTTCGCTAAATTCCAATTGCGTTGCAGAAATGCGGGTGAATTTCAAAGTGCGATTGAAGTAATTCTCAATCATCGCGCCGTCTTTTTGAAAAATATTTGTCGCTAAAACATTCGCGAGCGTAATATTGACATCGCCGTAGAGCTTGTGAGCTGCAGAAGCAGTCAAGCGAATTGTCAAATTTTTATCTGCGCCAAATTTGTATTGCGCTGACGTTAAAGCTAAAGCACCAGTGCGTAAGGTTGTAATCATTTTATTTTATAAAAAAGTTAGTAAATATTTCGCCAATTAAATAAAATTTATAAGCGCTATATTTGTAAAAATAAACATTATTTCACAAGAAATTGCAAGATAAAACAAAGGAATTTTTTATCTATTTATTCAAAAATTAATGTTAATTGCGTTTAGTTCTTCTAAGGTTGTGCAAGCGTTTATTTCCGCTTCTTTTTCGTTTGTATAAGCGACATATATCGTGCCACGATCGGTAAGATGGGCAGAAACATTTTGTGCAACCGCTTGATCTAAAATAACGTAACCATCGCGCCTATTTTCACCTTCGATAATTATGCAGCTATATTTGATAATGCTGCCAAGTGATGCGCCAAAAATAATCGTGTTAGGCTCGGTTAATTGAACGCCAGTAGCTTCAACACTAAATTCAAAATAAACTTCGTTTTCTTCGATTTCGGGCTTATCCCATTCGTAGGCTTTGCACGCGGCGTAAGGTTTCCCCAAAGCTACGTTGCGATTGGCTTTTAATTGGGCTATTTTAGTTGTTTTGGCTTCTGCCAATTCGTAAGCATCAATTTCATCTTGGGTTAATTCTTGCCAAGAATCAAAAAAAGAGCCAAAAGATTCTCCTTTTATAATTTCTTTTGTTTCTAAATTTTTTAAATATTTCATTTTTGTAAAAATTAATTATAAAATTCTATTATCAATCCAACCTTGGGTAAGAATTGACACACTTGCCGATGCTGATGCTTCATGAAAAACTTGTGATGAAGTGCTGGTTTGGACAAAAACGTTCCCGCTCCCAGCAATAATATCAGTTGTACTTCCCGAACTAGCTAAATAAACACCATTCCAACAACTAGCGGAAACTGCTTGATCGCTTGCGTCTCCTGAAAAAATTCGCAAACTGCGAGTGCTACCAGCAGAGGCGAAAATAGTCGCTGATAATATTGCAATTGTTTTTATTCCTAGAGGGGTGGATAAAGTTACTAATGCTAATGTAGTCGTGCTTGTACCAGAAAAATCAATAACTGGAATCTTTAAAAAGAAATGAGTTCCATTTTGGAAAAATCCTAATATGTTACCACTTCCATCAGTTTTGATGCTTCCTACTCGTTTAAATTTAGTGTAACCACTTGGCAAAGCTGTTGGGGTTGTCGCGCCTGTCGAGAATAAGAAATCTGAGACTAAAGTTGTTGGATTATAAATCGCATAGCAATGGTACCAAGTTGAATTTGCTTTTGATCCAGTGTCTAATCCACCTTGATTTGTGCCAGCAACCCAAGAGGCATCAAGTCTTTTTGTTTTTGCGCTTGCAACGGCTTGACCAGAGCCATCGGAAAATTGAAAAACTCCTGAGCTGAAATCAATATCGTTGTTGGCGTCAGTTGCGTTGTTTGCGATGGTGATTTGAGATGGCAGCAAGGTTGTGCCATTTGAATTTATGGTGGCTTTGACAAGATTTAGGTTGACAAAATCTTTAATGTCATCAACTGAAATGTTTTTAGTCGCACCAGCTTTTTCAACTGGCAAAAGATGATCGGCATCAGCCGTTACCGCAGATTCTAAATCTGAAATCCTTTTTTTATTATCTTCGTAACTAGCCATAAAAGCCAGCAAAGCTATCTCTTCTTCTGATGTTAGTGCCATTTTAATTTAAAATAAAATTTACTTTTGTTCCGGCGTTTTTTATCGAATTTAAAAGCGCCGTAATTTGACTTTCAGAAATGTCATTTAATAAAGTCGTGAACACAATCGGAAAGCCGCCCGCCGTAATTATTGCCCCGCCTGATTGCGTGATAAATTGCGCAAAATTTGAATATTCTGCAACAACATTAATAGTTAACTCTAGCGGGCTTTCAATTACAATATCAATTTCGGCATCTTCACCGAAAAGAGCAAATAAAATTTTACAATAAGTGTCAATTGTTCCGGCATAATATCCAGCCTTAATCAGCTCGTCAAATATTTTTACAAAAAATTTCTTCTCAATAATTTTCCAAACATCGACAACTTGAGCCTCCCAGAGAGCTTCTCCTAGCTCTTTCGACTTTTCAACATTTGTAAAATAATTTTGAAGATCAGCGAAGGTTTCTTCAAGCATTGCTTCCCAAACTGCAAAAAATTTGTTTTCGTCTGAATCATTTTTTGAAAATTTTTGAGCCATATTTAAATTACTGAAACAGTTGCGGGTTCGGTGATGTTAATTTTTTCATCGTAAGCCATTGTGCGCGGTGTTGCGTCCCAAGTGCTGCCAGCATCTTCTGAGTATTCAAGCAAGATATTTGAAGCGAATGGAAGATCACGCGCAATTTCTAAGTATTTTTCAGGCTCGAAGTTAAGCCCCAAGCGGTAAAGCAAAGCAAAATTTGCGTCAAAAATATCGCGTATTTGATTTTCATTTAAGATTGGAGTTTTTGCATTTGCCGAAGTTGTGACTGTTATTCTCACAAGAACATCAATAAGCGTTGGTAAGGCGTATTTGTAAGTAAAAGTTTGACCATTTAAAGCGGTTTTTGTGCCAGTTTCTGTGCCGTTATAAAATAGCCCAGTTGTGAGCCACAAAGCCATGCGATCAATTATCTCTTGCTTTGTGTCTTCGTAATCATCCGCCTCATCATCAACGTCAACAACTAAAAACATGTAGCCAGCTTCGCCAGAAGTTGTGATATCTTTAATTGTAGAATTTAACTCAAGTTCACGAAGCAAGCCTTGGGTGAAGCCATCAATTGTAGATTTTGGAAGATTAATATTTTCGTTGGCTGTCCGGATATAATCTGTCATTTTTGCTGTTATTTCAGCAGTGTAATTTTCACTTTGCATGACTAATTGGATCCCGCCGTAGAAATATTTGTATTCGTTCGTTCCAACGATAGTGTCTTCATCGTAGCTCGTGCCGAATTGCAAATTTACTTCCGCAAGCATTGCGGCTTTGATCTCGTCAAATGTGCGCGGCTGATAGCCATTCGTTAAATCCCAAGCCATTTTTAATTTTCAAGTTTAATGTTTAAAATTTCTTCAAATGTTTCTTTTTCAGTCAGAATTTCTTGCGGATTGACTCCGTTTTCTGCAAGTTTTGACATTGCATAAGATTTGAATGTTTCAGTCTGAATTTCGTAATCATCGCCAAAAAAAAGATCATAATCAATGCCGAATTCAGGCGCATAGGCGAGGCTTCCGATCTGAGTTGAAAGAATATTTTTCGCTTTATAAAGCGAAGTGTCAGCGTTTCTCAAAATTCCGTTGCTGTCAATAAAAATGTCCATCATTTCAAACTTGTTTTTAAAACTGTCAGTTGTGCCTTAAGAGCAACAAATGCAGCAGAATTAATCGGGGTGCTGGTTGGCGATCCGAGCGCAATCGTGGTAACAGTGATCGATGAAATATTATCGCAAAGCGATTCAATTAATTCAATCAAAGTTTTAACATCAGGCGTAGTTTTCGGCAAATAAACCAAATTATTTTCTGCCATGACCAAATAGCCACTTGATGCGCCAACGCCTTCTCCTAGAATTGAGCAATTGACAACTGGCAATCCATCGACCAAAACAATTCCAGCCGCACAATTTGCATCAAAAATTTTCATTAGTCTAATAAATTTTGATAAAAGAAACGTTCGATTTTGTATTTCATCACATCGACATCAACAAACCCACTGAATCCAGTAATTAGACCATTGTCATCGTAGTTGTAAGCTTGCGGCAAGGTGTTCATCACAATATAATTCGAGTAATTATAATTGATTTTTTTAAAAACTAAAGTCGAAGATAAAATAAGGCGGTTTAAAGATACGCTGTAAGCCAAGCCGTTAGCCTCTAAAACTTCTTCTCTTTTCCCGGCATGATTTGCTAACCCGAGAATTACTCCGCTGTAGGGGTGACCAATCAAGCTAAATTTTGGAAGTGCTGCCAAAATTGGAAAGGTAAAGTAGTCTTCACACTCCACCAATTCAATTCCGTATTTTGCGCCGAATCTTTTTACTTCAGCGATTGAGTTTGGGTAAAATTTGTAAAATCCAGTTTCGCAAATAATTCTCATCAGGCATCCTCATTGATTCCGACCCAATAAAAGCCATCTTTAATCATGGCGCCTACTTCATCGTTTTTTGTGAAAGGATTGCGGCTATTCATATTTGGAAAAAGCAAAAAGCCTTTAAAAATAATTCCGACACTTTCGCCAAAGCCGCGAATAAAACGGATTGTTTCAATTCCAATATTTTCAAGATCAACTTCAGTTGTTTCGTCAGGAACGCTGTTTTTAAGCGTTTCAGTTACTTCTTTTATTTGATACCAAGCCCAAGCCATATTTTTTAAAATTTAAATTCCTAAAGCAGTTCCAGAAGTTCTTGCAATGGGTGCAGCAATATCAGTCTTTTTTTCCGCTCTTTTTGAAAATGTAAAGCTTACTTCGCGCAGATCAGTTCCATCAATTAAAATGCTATGAAACCGCTCCAATGAAGCATCAAGAATAAAAATATTGTCATAAAAAATTGTCAACCCGTAATTTGTGTTATCAAATTTTGACGCTATTTGTTCATCAAAAGATTTCATAACTCTATCGATCAGAGCTGTCAAAGCTGTCAATACAATATTGTCTTTTTTCATTCTAAATTTTAAATTTACAACGTCTCCAGACACGCGTTCAAAAGCTGAAACACCATCACGCATCACATCAATTGTAATATCTCGATCGTAGTCATCAAGTTGCAAGCCAGTAATTCTTTCGTCCAAATAAAGAGGAATTGGAATTAATGGAATCTTAGTTCCTAAAATTGAAATTTCTTTAAAAAAATTAAAAATAATTATCGGTGCAAGTCCGCCAAGCGCCATATTAGCCCCAAAATTTTAGTTTTTTGATTGCAGCAACGACTTTAGAAAGCCAATCAATTGCTTGCCGCGCATAATCAACGAGAGTTGGTAAATACTCAACAATTTTATTTATTGCCGGCATCAAAGCTTGAGTTATTTCACCCTTAATTTCATCCATTGCTTGCGCCATTCTTTCTTGTTGTGCCGCAAGATTTGCAAAGATTTGATATTGCGAAAGCTGACTAGTTTCTCTTGCTAAATCTGCCCGAGCTTTTTTGTCTTGCGATAAAATGGTTCCGCGATTTATTGCCCTTGATTTTCTTATAATTTCTTCGTTTTCTCTTTTAGCTTTTAATGTTGCTTGCAAGTCTTCAAGCTCGGCAGTTATTTCAGCTGATCTTCCAACTTGTTTAGGAGAATATTTGCCAAAAACTTGCCTGCTTCTTGCTTTAAAATCAGGAATTTGCAAAAATTCAGCAAGTTTCAATCCCATTCTGTCGCCAAAAATTCTCGCAACATTTAGGCTTCTTTCTTCAGCATTTAAAGATTGCATTTCTTTTGAAAAAGCAAAAAAAGCATCCACAATATCTTTTTCACCGGTAAAATTTGCCAATGCTGGATTTTTAGTTTTATCTCCGGCTTGAAAATCTTTTGCTTCCTGAAGAGCGCCGCTAAACTGCTGCAACGCTAAATCAACATCAAGCCCAACACTAGCAGCAATTGAAGCTAATTGAGCAAATTTAGCAGTACTTACGCCAAATTGACCAGCGCGTGTTACGATATTGTCTGATTTTTCAAGTGTTTTGTTTAAATTTTCGTTGATTTTTTCAAAAGGATTTGTGGCAAGCGTTGCAACAACTCCGGCAGCAAGCGCAGCAGTTCCGATTTTAGCCGCATTTTTTATGGAATTACCAAGATTTGTGCCAAATTTTTTAGCAACATTTGAAAAACGGCGGTTTAAATCTTGCTCCATTTTTTGAGCATCCGAAGCGCTAAGTTGCGGGTTGATTTGGATGGTGTATTTATCCGCCATTTTGATCTCTTAAATTCGCTTGATTTTGATAAGTCTTTGCGAAAGCGTAATTTAGTAATTCTTCTAAAGTAAAATCGCCGCGCTGACCCAAAAGAGTTGCGGCTGAATCGTAAAGATCAACCGAAAATTCGGGCATTTTTTCTACCTGCTCGTTTGATAAAAAAAAACCTTTTTCTTAAAAATTTCACAAACAACATCAAGCAAAATATCGTTTATTTCAAAAGGCGAGAGGTGCTTCACGATTTCTTTTCCAATTTGAATGCCGTTTTTGTCTTTTGCAAAGCTTAGAAGCGCGTATATTTCTTCATCAGAAAGCATTGCGCCATCTTGAATTGCAACTTTTAAAACTTTGCGTTTTTCTTCATCTTCTAAGCCGTCAAACCATTCGTGCGACTTGAAATAATCGCGCTCCGGACAAATCATCGGCAGATAGTAAATCGAGCGAACAAAAGTAAGCGCCGCGTGGTAAGCTTTAGCTCCGTTTATTCCTCGAAATTCTGTGTCAATAGAAAAATTACTCATCGTTTATTTTTTCAGTTACATTGAAAGACTCAACCGCAAGCATGAAGCCAATGGATTCTTGGGTTTCGTCAATATTTGTTTGACGCGGTTTATCGCGGATTTTAGCACTTTTGAAAGTGTAACCCTCGCCCGTAGCGCGATCAACAAACCAAAAGTTAATTCTTGCATCACGAGTGTTGAAAATTTCGAGAAGCAATTTGTAAATTGCAACCGAGCAATCCGTGATTTTTGCTTCGGCAGAATCGGGAGTTTTTAACCCTTCGCTATACTCGATACCTTGTTTATTCGTGCCGCTTGCGCCGCGCGTTAAATGAAATTTTTTAGCGAAAGTGTAAGTTACTGTGTCGGAATCGCTGATTGTGTAATTTACGCCGTTGTAGCTAAATCCGACATCGCCTTGACTGATTTGAAAAAATTTTCCCATAAATAAAATGTTTTTTTAAGTTAAATAATACCTTGCTGAAGCACTGAATTAACGCGCCACAAGGCTTTGGGTTCAGCAATTATAATGTCGCCGTTTGCCATGAAGTTATCTTCAACAAGCGAAATTTTAATGCTTATTTCTTCAACCATTTCAGAAGCAACAAATCTTTCTTCTGCTTTTTCTTCTAAATAATCTTGAAGCAAAGAAGCCTCGCGAAGAGTGTATTTTGGTTGGTTCAAAGCGATATAACTCACGCCCCAACCCTGCAAAGAAAGCTGGAAATATTCGAAAATGTAAGGTGCAATGATTGCTTTTGAGTTATTAGCAAAGAGCGATAATCTGTTACCGTACTCCGTTGAATTAATAACGAAAGAAATTTTGCCATCAAATAAATCTTCTGCTTCTGAAATGCTGTCAATTCCATCGTTGAAAGGCATTTCGATGTATTGCTGATTTGTCCAATCGCGACTAGAAAGCAATTTGCCGAAAGCGTAGAACATGTTTTTAGCTTTGTTTGTACTATTGCCAAAAAATGCCGTGCGGTTAGTCATCAAGGCTTGAGCTTCTAAGAAAGTCATGTCATCGCTTGAAATACCAATGATGCCAGCCCAAGTCCCAACGAATTGACCATCGCCGCCAGAAAGTTTGCCACCAACAAGGCCAGAAAGAACTGCTCCAATGTTTCCGCCGCCGTTGTCTGCGTAGGAAACCGCAATGTCATTTCCAGCAGAACCGGCTTCAATTGCAGTGATTAAAACTGCGCCAGTTGTAGCGACAGCAGTCACTAAAGCCGAAGTGGTGGCGTGGGCATTAATTTGAGCAGCCAAAGAAATTGCAGTTGCATCGTTTGAAGTCGCTGCTCGGAAGGTTGCAGTTCCCAAGGTTGCTGCGCCAGATTGCGCGGTGAAAACTACTCCGGCAACTGTGATAGTGTCTGGAGTTGTGGTTAAAAGGTTTGAATAAGAAGAAATTGTTGCTGTTCCTGTTGCTTGGGTTTCTTCCACGTCATCTTTATCAAAATCATCAGAAATAAGAAGTGTGAAGAAAGTTGAAGCGGTTAAAAGTGGAGTGACAAGATCAAGATCATCAGCAAGCAAAATATGGACTTTCGTCATTCCAGCGTTGAATAATTGCTGTGCGTTTGTGTTGTCAGTTCTTGCTGAAACGGCCGCCATTGTCAAACATTCGTAAATTGTACCCACGTTGGCTTCTTGTCCAGCTTTCGGTTTAGCTACGACACAAACATTTTTCAAATATGTTGCGCTTGGTGCTGCCAAAGGCTCTACTGCCTCGATTGGGAAAGCATATTCTAAAAGTAAATCTCTTCCTGACATGTTTTTTTTAAAATTAAATTATAGTTATTGTTCCGATCTCAAGTTCTTCGATTTCGCCAATTGACGGATTGTAAGGAATTGCGATTCGGTAAGAAAATTTTTGGCTTTTTTTCACCAAAAGCCTTTTAGTTTCTTGGCTTAAAGGCTCGTTTGATTCTCTTCCGATTAAAATAAATTTTCCTTTTGTCTCAAATTGACTCAACGCCATTCTTTGGTTAAAATAACCAAAATTGGTTTCAGTTGAATCTTGAATAAATTCTAAAGTTCCGATTACGCTAAAATAATTTTCGCCATTTCTAAAATTATTTTTTACGCCGTCTTGATCAATTACGACAAAAAGACAATTTGCTTCTTGTCCAGCTTCGATTAAAGAATTTGAAAAATCTACTTCTGATTTTTCAAAAATGCCGGTTAAATCTTTTTTTAAAAATTCACGAAACATTTACATCCTCTTTGCCTTTATAGCTTTGAAAAATTGGCCAGTGTCGATGCCCAATTTATCGAAGCCTTTTGCCTTAATTGTTGCCGCCATGTTTTTTCCGTAATCCCCTCGCAAAATCGGGTTTCTAATCACCGCTTGCACGGCGTTTTCAAGCCGCTTGTTATTTTTCGATTTTTTGCCGAAAATTTGGGCGGCTAATTCATCGACAACTTTTTTCACATCTTCATTTAAGCCCTTTGTTTTAAAAGGTCTAGTTAGCCACTTGAAATGATATTTTTCTAAAATTTCGCCAACATAAGCTATTGTGGTTGGTCTTTTTTTAGAAACCGAACCTAAGGCGTTTATTTTTAATCCTGCGAAGCTTTTTGTCGCTCCTTTTTTTCTCAATTTTTTTGGTGCATTTTGTAAAATACCAACTTCAAAAGTATAAAGTCCGATCTGTTTTTGCATTTTTTTAGCAATGTCAGATTTGATTTTCATGACTCTAAAGATGCTCCAATAAATACATTTGATTTAAAAGTTTTGGTTGCTTCCAAAGTGATTCCTTTTGTCGCGGCGTAAGCATTCAATTTCTTGATTGCTCCCGCGCTGTCCTCTCTTGCATCAAGAATGGTTGAAAGAGATGTTAACACAAGCTCCAAGCCATCGCCCGTGGTTAGGGTTCCTTCTTCTTCTTCGGTCAGCGTTGGCTGTTCGATAAAGATTAGAATTCGATTGGCTTGAAGTGTGTTATCAGTCATTAAGCAAAGGTGATAGCTTGTTTAATTACTGCGCCGTAAATTTCCGGTCTCACTTGGCTTGAACCAAGGATGTAATTTGACCAGTAATAATTGTTCTCATCATTAACGCCGTCTTTCTCAATAGCTGGCAAGCCAGAATGTTCAAGAGTTGTTAAATCATTTGAAACAACGATAATGCCATTTCCAAGTGACAAAGAAGCGGGAGCGGCTAAAGCAGAAATGTCAACGAAATTAACAGTTTTGCCGTCAAAAGCTTGCTTGATGTGATAACGCACGTCATTTTCTTGACCCGGAGTAATTTTGCCCAAAAAAGAAAGAAGAGCTGCGCCATAAAAATACACTGTCAAATTTGTCGAAGCTGTGTAATCATTGACTAGGTTGTTTAAAGCAACAGCAACCGCTTTAGCTGCTTGGATTTGGTTAAAACCATCGCCAGAAACGGCAGGAATTTCAACGCTTGAAGCGGCATGATAATTAGAATCGCTTGAAGTTATCAAACCATTATTTCCACCTTCTCCGACAAAAGCATTTTTATCAAACTGAATTGACATTTGACGCAAAATTTGATCGTGGAAAATTTGAATGTTTGCCGCGCCATTTTTTCTTAAATCTTTGCGGAATTTAAGACCTTTTCCGTAGCTGTAAAAGATGTGAGATTTTTGGCTCACTTTTGCAGCATTAACTTCTGTCATTTCAGAAGTCAAGAAAGAAGGTACGACAGAATCATTTTCAACAGAAAGTTCTTTGAAAGTTACTTTGTCAACATCTAGTTCGTATTTTTTCAATTTTGAAAGTGCCAAGATCGAAGGAACGTAGCCAATGCTTGCCGCCTCGATGTATTCTTCTTTGGTTTTTACGCCAGTTCTGATATCATTAGTCATATTTTAGTTTTGATTAAATTTATTGAAACGAGGAGTCCCTTTGACTTCCTCAACTTTTGAAGCTTGCGCAGTTGGTTTTTCTTTTGAATCATCAACTACATTCTCAACCTCGGATTCTTCAACCTTTGGTTTTTCAGCTTCTAAATTTTTATTTTTTGCTTTCCTCATACTACAATCCGTTTGGCATGTTGATTTCAGCCCAACGTTTAGTAGTTGATTTAGTTGCTGTATTGTCGCTGATTCCATCGGTTCCAATTACGCCGGTGAAAGTTGCCGCAGTTGCAAAGTTCGCGCTTGAATTTGAGGTGTTCGTTGCTTTGTTGGTAACAGCGCTTGCATAAACAATTTGACCGGCTGTCGGAGTAATTGCATCATCAAGCTGCACGGCAACTTTCATTCCTGAAATAATTACGGCACAAGCTGGCACTTCTTGTTGAGCCATAACGCCAAAAGGCGCAGCAGAAGCAGAAGCATTTGCTAAACTTACATATCCTTCAGCACCTTGTTTTACAAACAAACCTTCTTCAAGCGCAGTGCCGCCAGTTGGTCTGCGAGAGATTACCGCTTCTGTTTTGCCCACTTCGTAAGCGCTACCCAATAATTTTGACATAGTTTTTTAGTTTTTTTGTTGATTAAATTTTGCTTTGGCGGCTGCCAAAATTTTATCTTCAAGCGGATTGCCCGAAGAACCATCGGCGCTGCCGCCGTTGATTTTGTTTAGAGCCTCAGCTTTTCGTGCGCCTGCTTTTAAAGCAATGCCCACTTCTGCTAAGTCCCAAAATTCCGATGATTTCCTTTCCTTATCGCTTTCCGCAAGAGCCTTATAAGCTTCTGCGCGCGCTTTCATAGAAGCAGTCATTACTGCCAAATTTTCGGCTTGCGACAAGTAAGAATCAAGCAAATTCTTGCGAGTTGTATTTGCTTTTTCATTATCGTCTTTAAAAGTCTTAGCCTCAATTGCAGTCAAAATTTTTGCTGCTTCTTCAGGCAAAAGATTTTTGTTTTTTTCAACAAAATCTTTGACTCCAATATTAAATCTTACCGATTCATTTAATTGAACCAGCGAAATTTGAGAATTTTTTTCAGCTTCCAAAGCATCTTTTGCTTGATCGACAATTGATTTTGCTTTGCCGGCTTCGATTTCTTCTTTTACTTGCTCCGCGATTGATTTTGCTGCTGGCGGTGTTGCCGCTGGAGCCGCTGGAGTTGTTGCCCCTGCTGCTGGAGCTGCTGCCTTCAGGCTTGCCGTTACAATTTCCGCAATCGCGCTTTTTTGTTCGTCCGTAAACATAATAAATATTTTTCCGTTTTTGTTAAAAAAATTAATATTTCAAATTGAACCAAAAAAATAAATTGTGTCAAGAATTATTTTTTGTTGTCAAAATTTCCATTCCGCAATCGCAGCCGTATCTTTCACCGGGCATATTTCCTTCGTCATCTCCTTCGCCAACGTCAAAAATCTTGCCGTAAAGAAGTTGGTGCTGCGGATCAGGCTCATCAGCACCCGAAGGAAGCCAGCGGTATTTCTCGCCCTCATTTTCTTCCTTGATTTTCTGCACCTCGGAATAAACAACTAAATTTTCAATTCTTTGGCGCAGCAAAGCCTCGTTTCCTTTTGCGAGTAAAGCTGCCCTTGCTTTTGGCAAGCCCTCATCTCTTAAATCGTCAATCTTGTTTTGATACACTTTGACAACTCCGGCAACAGTTGCGCTTAAATCCTTTGCTTCGACATTGGTTGACAAAATCAAGGCTTGGGTGGCTTTCTGCTTCAATATCAAATTTTGTTTAGTCAGCAAATCCTTTGAAAAAAACCCTTTCGGAAGAACTTTTTTTTTAAATTTGTCCGGATAAAAGATCATAAATTAGGCTTAAATCGTGGTAATAAATTAATTTTTCTTCCCGATCGGAATAGCTCTTTCCGCGTAAATTCTTTTCTGTTCGTCTGTTAAAATTGACGAGTTTTCGACAATTATCAATTTATCAAGCATCGTGCCAGTGTAGCGCCAGTCGTCAGTTACAAAAGCCAAATTCCAGCCATAAAGTTTATTGCAACTTGGTTTGAAAATTGAGTTGAAAAAATCTTGGAAGCCGTATTCATCCGCGTTTGCGTCAGCTTCGCCAGTTGCGCTCATTCCAGTTGTCAGAACTCCGGTGATGAACGAAAGCGAAACGCCCAAATCGGAAGCGAGCAAAGAGCAAACAAAGTTGAAGGCCTTTTCTACTGATTCAGCGTTTAGCGTCAAAGTTTCGACAGCGTCATTTTTATCAAGAATGACTGACCGCCCCGCTTTTAAAGCCTCGTTCACGCTCTTAGCTTGTGCAATTGGCTCATCTTTTCCAAGTGCTGAAACTGTGCCGCGCAAATTTGAAATCTTGATTTGCAAAGAGTTGGCAAGCCCCACTTGTGTATTCATCGAAGCCAAAATATCGTAAATTATCGACATGTAAGCAATGACTAAGTCCGTCAATTCGTAACTTTTGAAATCAACCAAAATTCCTTTCGAGCTATTCGCGGTCTTTGTATATTCTTCAATAATTGATTGTTTTTCTTCATATTTTGCTAATCTCACCACGCCCAATTCGTAAAGTATCCCGATTTCTTGTTTTTCGGCCATTGCATTTGCAATTAATGAAATCATCCCATTTTGCGCTCCTGATCTTTCTTTCGAGTCAAAAAGCGAAGCGATTTTGTTTTCATCTTTTGCGCCTTCGCTCCTAGAGTAGCAGCGGTGCAAAATTTTTTTGTAAAGAGTTTGGGTTTTTATTTTACAAAATTTTTGCTTGTCCAAAGTCATTTTGTAAGGCGCAAGAAGCAGCTCCTCTGTTGCTTCCGAGCTTGATTTAAAAAGCCCACCAAAAAATTCTCTTGCTGACATAAAATTTTAATTTGTTATTCCTAAATATTCACTCAGTCCGGCTAACGCATCGGGCGAGTCGTCAAATTTAACGCGATATTCATAATCTTTGACCTGTTGCATAAAAATTTGATTCGCTTGCATAATTTCCGAATCAAAGCCGTCTGCGACCTCGTGCAATTTGATATGATCTGAAAAAAAAGCGCAATTAATAATTCTGCGGTGCTTATTTTCTGTCGAGTTTTTCCCGACACAAGCCGCGCCTAGCTGCCTCATCCTGATCACTGGCTCATCGCCAAGGTTGTTAGTTTCAAAGCAAACTGATTTTACGCCAAAGAATTCAAACAGCAATTTAAAATCATCAAGGCAATCGTACCAAGCCTTTTTGAAAGCAAAGCCGCTTACAACAAGGTTCTTAAAGTGCATTCCGCCAATTGCAAGTGCTGTATAATCGCCGCCTTTGTGGCTTGGATCAATAAAAGCCACACAATTTGGCGCCGCGTAATCGCATTTTTTAAGATTACCGAACGGCAAGCTTGCATCATCGAGAATTTCGAGGTGATAAGATGCGGCAATTGAAGCCTCTGAAACTCCAGCGGCGCGCTGTGCGATTAAATCAACATCAAGTTCAGGAATGTCGCCGTATTTTACCATCAAAGTTGGTATTAAAAAGCGCAATTTTTGCAGCAAATCCAACTTGTGGACTGGCTGGCCAATCAAGACTACATTAGTCGTAAGCTTCAAGACCTCTTCATAAACTTTCTGAACCCTGCGGCGTTCTGCTTCCGAGCTATCGTCTGGCGTGATTAAATCTTCCAAAAATATCAAATCTGGGTGACGGCCGCGCAAGCCCTTTGATCTTACGGCAAGGGTTGTCAGTGTTGGCTCTTTGCCGCTTACGCCATCAACGTAAATTTTTCTTTGCGACAAACCTTTCATTTTCACGCCCACCCGCTCTAAAACAATCGCGACCTCAGCCATAATCTCTTTGCCGCGCTCAAATTCTTTGGTCATCAGAACGGCGCGGGTTTCAGGGTGTTTGTAAATCTCGAAGCCAAGGCCAAGAATTGTGATGTAGTCAGTTTTCCCGTAGCCACGCGCGCCGAGAATTAAACGCGGTTTCTTTTTGTCTTCATCATCAGGAAAGGCAAAGCGCCGCATCTCTTCTTGCTTGGGGTACGGCACAGGATAGCCAGCAAGCTCACAAAATTGCTGGAATGTTTCGGCCTTCTTTACGCCAGCAGAACCAAAATTGAAATTGAAATCAAAGTTGAAATTCATCGCTAAAAAAGAACCTCTTGTCTAATGTGTTCTTGATAGCGCGCCTCTGCCTGCTTGAAATAATCCTCGTCAAGTTCGCAGCCAAAGAAATCAAATTTGAGATTATGACAAGCAATTCTTGAGCTTCCTGACCCAACGTGTGTGTCGAGGATTTTGTCACCTTCTTTTGCATACTTAGCTAAAATCCATTCATAAAGTTTTATAGGCTTTTGTGTTGGATGAATTTTTTCTTGCTCACTTAGCACGCTTTTTTTCCATATCTTTGCCGGACTCTGAATGCTAGACCAAGCATATTCACACATTGCTAAACTAAAATTTTCTGGCTGCACTTTGTCCCAAATTATAAAACCTTGAGATGGGGGCAGATCAAAATAATTTCCACCCCAAATAATTTGATTTTTACTAATTCTAAAAAGCTCCTTAAAGTATTCTTTGTTTGGAATTGCATTATCCCAACTTTTCTTTTGATGCTGCTGTCTAATCGGATTGCTACTAATTTTTAATCCATAAGGAGGATCAACAATCGCCAAGTCAAAATAACCATCGGGAAATTTTGCCATAAATTCCATGTTGTCGCAGTTGTAAAATTCACTTCTCATTTGCTGCCCCCTGTTTTGTCCCAGATTGAAAGAAGGGTCGTGACTATCACTTCATCTTTCATTCGTGGAATGCGATTTCTTACCTCTTCAAGCATGTCGTTAAAAAGGCGTAGGGCGTTTTGAGCTGCAACTTGTTGGGTGTTTGCCATTTGCTCGGCAGTCATCAGCGACATTCGGTTTTTTAGGTTCTCAGTGTCGATTCCGGCTTGCTGCATTTCAAGCTCGGCAACCCTCTCGTCTAGGTCGATTATTTCATGGCTATTTTTTTTTCCCCTAAAACCCTTGCGAGTGTAGGGCGCATCACGCTTGACTTTTCCCATTTTTTTTTATTTAATCTGATTAAAAAGCTTTTTGTCAGAAAATTATAGTTTATTGAAAATGAAAAACCAAGAAATATTGAGAGAGCTACTGCGAGAAAGGGTTAGAAGAGCTTTAGCAGTTCACAAACCAAAGATGATTCAAGAGTGCTTAAAGCTTAAACTCAGTGAAAAGACACTCTATGACTTCATCAGCTATCAGCGTGGGTATGTCAGAAATTCAACAGCCCAGAAGCTTTACTTTGCAACAAAATCAATTCTTGGTTAATTTTTTAAAACATGAAATTTGCGGCGATGTCAAAGAGTCTTCAATAAACAAGCCGTAACAGATCGCTTCTTTGTTTTCGCAGCGATAAAAGCTTGCTCCCATGTCGCTTGCTTTTTCGCATGCAGCCAAAGCGGTTGCGGGCAATAAAGCAAGGGTTATAGCTAAAATTAATGGGTATTTCTGAAAGCTTGCTGCAAGTTCTCCGCTTGGCTGCGGCTTAATCACCTCCCTAAATTGCGTCTTATTCCCCGAAATTATCGCTTGCACTTCTTGCGAGTTAAATATTTTACCTTTCATGCTTCATTGCCTCCAATTGTTTTTTTGTCTCAGAAATCATCCCATCAATAAGTTGAACACTAATTGTTGCCTCTTTTTTTCCAGTTGATAAAATTATTAATTTTAATCCTTCTAATGCGTGAAAATAACCTGCGTCAAACCCCGCACCTACTGCAAGTTCCGTTTCTTCTTGTGCGTTAAATATTTTACCTTTCATTTTTTTACCTTTTATTTGAATTTCTAATCGGCCTCATCAAGTCACCAATCGTTTCAATGGTATTTTTTTTTCTTGTTATTTTTTTTCTGCAAAAAGCTATCAAAAATTTACGATAAAGCCAGCAGACAAAAATTGACCTGAAACTTAGAAATTTTAAAATTTTTCTTTTCATTGTTTTTTTAAATTATGGTCTTTGTCCTTTGGTGTATTTCTCGCACCAGCGCGGAAATGCTTTTGGAATGCTTCGCGGCGTTTCACGCGAGCCGCTATTTATTCCGTCCACATAAACCTTCGCTAGATTCTCAATGTCCCACCCTTGCGCTACTCTTTGAATTTCTATGATATCAGCGCCGCTAAGTTGTCCGGTGATGTCGATTACTCTCAACATCTTTCCAACTCCACCAACCAAATCACCAATTTTCTTAACCCCTTCTCCTCTTGTAAAAGGAGTAGGAGTTTTTAAGTTATGGTTATTGGTTATTGGGTGTTGGTTATTGGGTAGGATTGCGCTCGAATTGCCATTTGCATTGCCATTTTCATTTTTTGGCAATGCGCTTGGCATAGCTTGATCCTTTATTTTCCAGCGTTCGTTTGCGTTTTCTTTGTTTTTTTCTGAAATTTTTTTGTATTTTTCTTTTTCCAATTCAGTGCGAGAATTTTGAAAAAAACCATCAACTTTTTTAAATTTTTCTTCGATCATTTTGCGCACTTTTTTGATGTCCTTTTTTTCAACTCGAGCGATTCGCGCTAAAATTTCGTCATTGTCCGGCAGTGTTCTTTCGTAAGCAGCGAGAAAAAGGCGGGTGTAGATTGTGAACTCGAGGGGACTTAATCCACTGGTTCCTTTGTCAAAATCCGCAAGATTCAATTGAACCGTGTGAATTCTCATCTTAACCCCGCCTTTTTTTCAGCTTCACGCAGCGCCATTTCAACAGCATTGATCGTCTTAAGATTCGGATTTCTGCATTCGTTACTGATTATTTTTGTGAGATGTTGCGGAACGATATTTGATTCAACTGCTAAATCTTTAAGAAGGATTCGCGCTTTTTTTGCACGCGGTTTCCATTCCGCGCATAGTTCTTTTAGAAACGGATATTGACCCGTTCTTCTTGATATTTTCTTCGACATAATTCCCGTTTTTATTAATAACAAATTTGATTGTTATTTTGAAAAATTAACTTTTCAAGCGTTATTTTAAAGTTTTTTATGCCACGGGCGGCAAAGGAAAAACTAGGAAAAACGGAAATTAAACCTAAAAAACCCAAAATATTTTCTTTTTTTTAAAAAAATAATCAAGCTAAAACCTTGATTTTATTGATCCCGTTAAAAAAACTCTTTTAAATCTAAAAAAAGTTAAAAAAGGCTGTTGACACATAAAAAAGCTTAATCTAAGGTGTTTATATCGCAATTTTGAGTTGCGATTTTTTAAAAATAAAAAACGGAGCGAAAAATGGAAATTTTAACAACAATCAAAACACCTAAAAATTTTAATTCAGAAGACATTGCATTGATGAACGCGGCGGAAGAAAAAATTTTACAAAATCCGGAATTTATCAAATTACAACAAGATCATAAATTCGGCGATTGTGCTGCTGATGATAGCGATCTTTGTGATTTTTGGCTAGAAAACGCTGATGGTTTTATCAAAGCAATTTTTTAACAACTAAAACAGGTAAAAAAATGGAAAATAAAATCAAAAAATTAATTGCCACCGCAAAATTTAACCGCGCACAAGATAAAAGATTTGCGGGCGTTTTGGATCAGAATTTTGATTTAGAAGATGATGCGGGAATTTTGAAGACTTCAATTCTAATCGGGATAATTGCCGCCAGTTGCTTTTGGATGATTGTAATTGGCTTAGATGCACAGGCGAGCAAGTTAGACAAAAAATTAGAGCAGCAAGAATTTTATAAAATAATCAAATCAACCTATAACCAATAATTTATGAGAGAAATACAATTTAGAGCAATTATTGGAGGTAAAAAATGGAAAATAAAATTATAATCAAAAAAGAAATCCAACCGCGAATCCACGTTAAAACTTTAACTGGCGAAACTATTTTCGGCTCTTTAAACATTGGAAGGCTTGTTAAGACGGATCAAAACGGCGTTTATTTAATGGCGGACGGCGTACCGGTAATTTGCGACAAAGAAATGCTCGCAAGAATTAATGAGCGCTTGGATTTTTTAGGAATTTAATTTAAAAAAAGGAAACAACATGACACAAAATCAAATCGAAATAATTTCACAAGATCAACGCGAAATTGAGCTTTTGGAAAAAAACCGCAAGGTAAATTTGCAAAAACTTTTCACGCCAGAAGGAATGGATTTAATAATTGCCGAAATCCAAAAAGAAGTCGCCGATTTTTCAGCGGACATTTCAACAAAAAAAGGGCGCGCAGAAATTATTTCAATGGCGGCAAAAGTTGCTAAGTGCAAAGCTCCGATTAAGAATTTGGCGGCAGAGCTTAAAGAAGAATCGCGCAGATTGATTGATGGGGTAAATTCTCAATGGAATCGTTACGAGGCAGCAATGGACACTTTACGCGATCAAATCCGAAAACCAGTCGATGAAATCATTGAAAATGTTAAAAAAATTCTTGATTTTGACAATTGGGGCGAGTTTCAATTCGCGGCAGAAAATGCGGCAAAAGAAGTTTTAGAAAATCTTGAAAATTTGCACAGACAAAAAGAAGAGCAGATCAAGAAAGATCAGGAGCTTGAACAATTGCGCGCAGAAGCGGCAGAACGCGCAAGAAAAGATCACGAAGCAGCAATCGCGGCAGAAGCCGCAAGAAAAGCAAAATTTACCGCAGAAATGGAAGCGGCAAAGAAAGCAAAAGAGCTTCGAGAAGCGGCCGAAAGAGAAAAACTTGAAGCTGAACAAGCGCGGTTAAAAATTGAAGAAGAAAAGAAGGCAGCAGAAGAATTCGCGGAGAAGGAATATCGCAAGGCAAAATTTTTTTCTATCGGCTTGCGATCAAATGGGGGCGATGAAATGTTTTTTGCAGGAATAAAAATATGTCTAAAAACTTGGTTTTGCTTGTCAAGAAAGCAGTTTGAAATTGAATTTGAGGAATTGGAGTTCGAAATAAAAACTGAGTTCAAAATAAAAACTAAAGAAGACGCAGAAAAAGCTGCCGCTGATGCTGTGAAAAAAGAGCGAGAGCGAGTTGCAGAAGAAAAAAGGCTTGCTGATTTGGCGGCGGAAAAATTGGCGGCGAATAAAAAGCATTGTGCAAAAATTGAGAAAGAAGCGATTTCTGCGGTTTATGATATTTTAGAAAAATATCAAGATTCATTGAATTGGCAAGCTGAATCAATCATTAAAGCAATCGCAAAAAGTGAAGTGCCGCACGTTCAAATCAATTACTAAAAACATTTGACATTTAACCTGAGGTTGCTAAATTGTAACCTCTACTTAACTTTAAAAACGGAAATTTTTATGACAGAAAAAACTTTATTAGCCGAAGGCATTTATTTTAACATGCCTTCGCAAGAATATTTCGACCTTCCTTACTTCTCACGCAGCGCGGCGCAGATCGTAAGATTTAGCGGGAAGCAGTTTGAACATTCTTTAAAAAATCCAGTTCAAGAAACGCCGGCAATGGCTTTAGGCACCGCAATTCACTCGATGTTTTTAGAGCCGAAAGACTTTGCGGAAACTTACGTCAAAGCGCCGTCTTTGGCTGATTTTGCCGGCAAAAAGGTGATTCAAACAATCGAAGATTTAAAACCATATCTCGAAGCCTTTGGATTGAAAAAATCCGGTAAAAAAGAGGAGTTGCTCGATAGCGTTCGCGGATATTTAAACCCTGCCGAAGTTGTAATTTGGGACGATATCAAAGCAACTTTTGAGCGCGAAAATTTCATCAGAGGCAGAAAAGTTTTAAGCGATCAAGATTTTGAGACTCTTACAAATATGCGCGCAGCTTTGTTGGATTACGAAGAATTGCCGCAAACTATCGAAAATGGCCGCGCTGAAGTTGTAGTAATTTGGAAAGATCGCGAAACGGGCATCATGTGTAAATGCCGCCTCGATTACGTCCAGCCGCTTGCCGTCACCGATGTCAAAAGTTTTTCGATCACAGATTTTAACACGCCGCTTTTAGAGCAGCTTGAAAAGAAAACGGTCTGGTCTTTTTATAACTTTCAATTTGCAATCTACAAAGAAGCGCTTGAAACGGCGATCACGGCGATCAATGAAGGTCGCGCCGAAGTCCACGGCGAAGCAGATCAAGAATGGCTTGCGGACTTCCTAAAAAATCCGGTGAAGCAATTTTTTATTCTTTACGTCCGCACCCAAGCCCCTTTTCAAATGCAAGCTTTAGAGCTGGCACAAGCTGAAGTCCAAGGCGCTGGTGAAAATGCTTACTATTCAGTGGCGCATAATATTTGGCGCGGCGCGATCAGAAAATATGCTCATTTTTTGAAAACTGGCAAATGGCTTGGCGAAAATGAAGTTGTAACTTTGCGCGATGAAAAGGTGCCAAATGTGATGTGGCAACAATCAAGCGAGGATTAAAATGAAAAGCAAAATTAAACAGAACTTAAATCAAGAAACCGAAACCAGAATCTTAGACTTTGACGGCGGGAATGCTAATTCAATTGCAATGTTGATGGAACTTGCAAGCGAGCATTCACAAATAATTGATGTTACTGTTCTTCGTAGAGATAACCCCGACAGTACTATTGATTGCCTTTTGATCAATGGTTTTGAACGCAACGGCTCTTCTTTTAGAAAAAACAATCTATTTTTTAATGTTTTACAACCGCCAGCAGACGGAGATTTTATAGCGCAGATTGAACAGCAGCATGGGCTTGATATTTGCCTTGCTTTAGATGAAAAGTTGTCCGCAGTGCCAGAAGTTAGACTAAGAGAAATTACTTTTCATGCGCTCGCTAATTGTGCGGCAAAAATGATTTTTACGCTCGCTTCGATGGATATGTATTTTGAAGATCAAGCTTTTGCAAGATCAAAAGGCAACCCAAGAGGCGAGATTTTAAGAAATGGCTCGAACGGACTGCAAACTTTTGGATTGTTTAACAAGGAAAGAATAGGCGATTTAGTGGGGCGCGTTGGTATTGAAGAGCCAGAAATATTTATTGAAGAGCCAAAATCAATGATTGATTGGATTTTGTCAGGATTCAAAACAAAAACACATGGAGTAGTTTCTAATGGAAAGGCTACTCGCTTGGATGGGCGGCTAATTAAAAAAGATTTAACAAAATAATCAAAAAAGTTAAAAATAGTTCTTGTTTTAGATCAATCCAAAGCTGAAGGCTTTGATATCCACGCCTTTTTGAATCAATTCACCAATAACATCAAAGCCTATTCTTGGAATGGCAAAAAAGGAAAAGCGCAAATTTTGGAATTAAATGCATAAAATCAAAGAAATCAGAAAAGAGCTTGGTCTGACTCAAAGGCAATTAGCCAGCGAGTTAGGCTTGGCTAAAAACGGCGATGTCTATATTCGCAAAATCGAAAATGGACGCGCAGAGCCAAGCGGCTTGCTGATGCGAGCTGTTGAGATGTTTTATGAACTAAAAAAACGAGGTAAAAAATGATTGTAATTGCAGAAATGCAAAATGGCGGGGTTTTTGAAGCTGCAAGCAAAAAAAAAATAACCGGTCAAATGATCCAACACTTTGCGGAAAATAACGAAGATGCGGGACAAATTAAAGCGGTTTACTGCGTGTTTAAAGATGACAGCACTGAAGAATTTTGCAAAGAAGTTGTTAGCAAAATTCAAGAAATAGTCGATGCGGGAGTTGCTGAATCGCGAAAAATTGCGGATCAAGAATATTGCGGGCAAAAACAAATTGAAGCTGATTATCGCGAGGCTTGTTTGTGACTTATTTTGAAAAAGAAAAAATTGAGAATAAGGTTCAAATTTGGGCAGACGGCGCTTGCTCGCAACAGCACGGAAGCGTTGGCGGATGGGGTGCTTTAATCTTTGAAAAAGGGGAAGAGCGCCAGATTTACGGCGGCGAATCACTGACAACGAACAACAAGATGGAGATGTTGGCGTGCATTAAAGCGCTTCGATCACTTTCTGAAAGATCAATTGTGACGATCTTCACGGATTCAAAATATCTAATCAACGGAATTACAATGTGGATCCGGGGCTGGAAAAAAAACAACTGGGTGACAAAAAACGGCGAGGCGGTAAAAAATCGGGAACTTTGGCAAGAATTAGACAATCTTTGCAAAAATCACTTGGTGAATTGGCAATGGGTGCGCGGACATTCCGGCAATCGAGGGAATGAAATTGCTGATAAATTAGCGGTGCGCGGTAAGGAAGAAGAGAAAGAAAAAATCCGTCAATCTTTATCGGTGGTAAAAAATGTCTGAAATTTGGTTTGGATATACACCCAACAAAAAATTGTCAAAAACACAATTAGCTGAAGAATTGTTGCCTCATCTGCTCGTTCAATTGGAAATGGCGGAAAAAGCAATAATGAGATTTGCTTGGGAAAGATACAATTACAAAAGAAGATTGCATCAATCATATCGAAAAAATGCTTTGATCCAAGGAAAAAATTTTATTGAGACTGATTATATTTTACCAAAAAAATCAAAAGAAAATTTTGAATTTGTTTTAACAATGCCAAATTTTTTGCCGAAGCCAAAAAAAGAACCGAAGCCAAAAAAAGAACCGAAGCCAAAAAAAGAACTAAAATTTACTCAAGCTTTTGGGCCATCAGATTTTAAATTTGAAGATGAAACAAATATTGATTGGAGGTATGATTAAATGAAAAAAAATTACAAAGAACTTTACGAAGAGCGCGCTGCGATCATGCAATTTGACGGCGGATTATCTCAAGAAGAAGCCGAAGAAAAAGCTTTATTTGAAGTTAAAAATGATTTTATCAAAGATAAGAATTTAGACATGAAAAAAGCAGAAAGTTATCGTGAAATCGCAAAATTTAAAAAAGAATTAAAAAATGATTACTGAAAAAATTTATTGTTGCGGATGCTTGAAAGACGTGGATGCACAATTGACAAGTGGGCAGGGAGTTTACCCAAATTGTAAAGAAAGTTTACAATCTAAATTGTGGCAACTTCCTTTTTGGCGCTGTCCAACTTGCAAAAATTTCGTGGGCTGTCATCACAAAACAAAAAATCCAACAATGCCATTGGGTTGCATTCCAACGCCGGAAATTAAGAATGCGCGCCAACATATTCATAAATTAATTGATCCGCTTTGGCATAATCACGAAGAGCCTTTTCGCGCGCGGGGTTGGATTTATCGCTGGCTTGCCGCGAAAATGGGAAAAGAAAAATATCACACTGCGGAAATTCGCAGTGTTGAAGAAGCGCGCGAAGTTTATAAGCACGCTCAAACAATTAAAAACGTGGAGGATTGCAAATGACAAACTTTTTAAAGCCACCAATTGAACTGCGGCGCGGCTACAAAAGCCCCAAGCACTTAGGAAAAGTCGCAGAATTTCCTTGCGTGGCTTGTCGAATTGAACCAGCACCAAGAGCGAGGAGATTAAATCTTCATCATCTTTGTGGAATCGGTGCAGGGCAAAAAGCTTCTGATCTTCTTGTTTTACCGCTTTGCGAATTCCACCATCAGGTTGGCGGTGTTGGACATGCAATTCATGCGGGGATTGAAATTTGGGAGGAAAAATTTGGCACGCAGGAAAGCTTGATTTTAGAAATTCATGAAAAACTTGGGATCACGATTTACAAAGATTTTTTAGAACAAAAAAAATCTTAAAATAAATTCTTGACACTCTAAAAAGCTAAACTTATAGTTGCGAAACCGCAAGTAGCGGTTTAATAATTTTAAAATAAAAAACGGAAAAAATATGTCAAAAAATGAAATCTCTTTAGAAAATAATCAACAGGGAGAAACCGCAATTGCAGTTGAACAGAGCCGCGCAATTCAAGAAGTCCAAGGCGCAATTGTAATGGCGAAGAAATTTCCACGCAATGAAACCGCTTGCTTCGCTAAAATTATTGAGTCTTGCAAGCGTAAAAGCTTGGCGGAATCGGCGATGTATTCTTATCCGAAAGGCGGGACAAAAGTTACCGGCGCATCAATTAGAATGGCTGAAACTTTGGCGAAATATTGGGGAAATGTTCAATTCGGGATTGTTGAGTTATCGCAAGTAAACGGATCAAGTGAAGTCATGGCTTACGCTTGGGACTTAGAGACCAACACGCGCCAAATAAAACAATTTACTGTCAAACATTCCCGATATTCAAAAAGTGGTGGCGTTACTAAATTAACTGACCCACGCGACATTTACGAAATGACAGCAAACCAAGGCGCACGCAGATTGAGGGCTTGCATCTTAGGAGTTTTGCCAAGTGATTTGCTTGATGCTGCAATTGATGAATGTGAAAAAACTTTGCGCGGCGACAATAAAGAGCCATTGGGCGACAGAATCAGGGCTTGCGTTGCTAAATTTGCAGAAATTGGCGTGACGCAAGAAATGATCGAAAAAAGATTTAACCACATTATTGATGCGATTGATGTTCACGAGCTTGTCGCACTTGGAAAAATTTTCAACTCATTGCGCGACAATATGGCAAAAATTGAGGATTATTTTGAGAAACCACAAGTTGAAGCTTTGCCGGCAAGTGAAGAAGACGCGCAAGCAGTGAACGAAGCGCAGAAAAAACTTTTTGCTGATAAAAAATAATGGGAAGTTTAGCAATTATTCAAATCGAGCCAAACACCAAGCCGCGCATGACTCGCGCGGACAAGTGGAAAAAAAGACCATGCGTTTTGCAATACCGCGCTTTTTGCGATGATTTACGTCTAAAAACGCGCGGGTTTCAATTATCCGGATCTTTCAAAATTATTTTTTATCTTTCCATGCCGAAAAGCTGGTCAAAGAAAAAACGTGATTTAATGCGCGGGCAAGCGCACCAAGAAACGCCAGATTTAGATAATCTTTTGAAGGCGGTGAATGATGCTTTGCTCGAGCAGGATAAAATTATTTTTCAGATCGAGGCTTCCAAATGGTGGGCTGACGAAGGAAAAATTGTAATTCAAAATCTTTAATTAAAAACGGAAATTTATGACAAAAGCAACTAAACTAGACCAAGAAATTGGCAAAAAAATTCGGATCAATAGAATTTTTAAAAAGAAAACTCGAACGTGGCTTTGCAAAAAATTAGGAAAATCTTACCAGCAAGTTCAGAATTACGAAAGCGGAAAACATAGAATTGCGGCGAGCATGCTTCATAAAATTTCAGAACTTTTAGGAATTAAAATTGAGAATTTTTTTCCTGAAAAAAATATTAAAAAAGATTCTTGACAGTTTCGTTTTAATTCTTTTCCAAGCCAGATTAACCGCAGCCCATTGTAAATTGGGAAAAGCGTTTGAATGATGCTTCTTTAGCAAAGAGTTGATCTGGCGTGGTAAGGTATTAATTAACAAACAAGGAGAAACACATGACAAATAAAATGCCAGTAGTGGGAAAGAGATATAAACTCAAGAGCGGTAAAAATATGATTGTCAGAATTTTGCCAATTATTACTGTAGTCCAAGAAGAAATTGGCGGAACTATAGAATACGGCGTTGAAGTATTTAACACTATTTTTCAAGAACTCCCAGAAGACAACTTGCAGTAAACAGAGGAATGTTGCCCAATCGAAACCGCAGAGGCTGCTTGGAATATGAGTGAAGTAAATGAAACCCCTAATCCAGTTGACTTTAAGAAGGAAGAAGTCAACGAAGTTGATAGGGCTTTGGAGGAGTTGAAAAATATCTTAATGAAAGCTACTCTATCCAATGCTTACTATCATGAGCAATACAAAGAAATGAAAGAGTTGGCGCAAAAACTTGTCGATGTNTTGGAAGCTGAAAAATCTGCAATGAACTTAGTAAAAGACACTTTAAAAGAAGGCATAAAGCAAATGAAAGATTTTAAAGTAGGGGATACAGTGCGTGTTGGTAACTCGCCTGGAACTGTAGTTGGTGTAGAAGGTGATTACGTTAAATTCCGTCCTGATAATGCTACCAATGCTAAAGCATACCAACGAGTTCAAAAGAAAAATTTAGAATTTGTTGCTCGTCCAGAAAAAGATTTACCTGCGTCAGCATCTAAGAAACCAGAAGAGTTTGGAGAAGAAGCCGGCAAATTAGCAGCTGACATGCCAGGATTAGTACAGTTACTTGGCGCTAGTATGTATGCTAGCAACATGGTTGAAGTAACCATAAAAGAATTATTGCAAAATGCTGGCGATTCAAGAATCTTTAATCTTTTAGAAGGAAAAAGACAAAACTTAATGGATTCTTTGAGAAACCAATTAGGAACTGCTTTATTTTCTGATGGAACTGGCTCTGGTGGACAAACTATTGGTGGTTTACAACTATTAGTTGCTGATGATCCAACTACTGGAACTGTTGGTGGTATAGACCGTTCAACCAATACTTTTTGGAGAAACCAAGTTTATGACTTTTCAACTTCTGCTGGTGGAAATGCTTCTGCAACAAATATCCAAGCTGGTATGAATAGTTTGTATTTATCTTGCCAAGTTCAAGAAGGTTCTTTTCCTGATTTGATTCTTGCTGATAATAACTATTACACCTTTTTTGAAAACTCTTTGCAACAAATTCAAAGAATCACAAATACTGGTGAAGGTAAATTAGGTTTTGAACAATTAGCTTATAAATCATCTGCTGTTGTTTTTGATCCAAATTGCCCAGCAAATCACATGTATTTCTTGAATACTGATTATATTAAATTCCAACATTTAAATAATCCATTATTTACTAAAGGTGAAACTCAAAGACCAATTAATCAGTTGTATTACATTAC